TTTTCACCAGCTACCATATCTTTATCAGAACTATTCATCAAATCATTAAACATAAGTTTAGTCATATTCTTTGCAGATTGAAAACCATAATTCAATGATTTTGATACGTAATTTTCTTCAAGTTTGGTAGTTCCTGTCATATCCAATAAATCTACTTCATTTAATTTATTCATAGTTTTAGGTCTCCTTTTAGGCTAGTTGATTTCATTCTTTTTCTAGGCGTTATGCTATCAGCAAATGCTTCAACAGCAGTATCTTGATTTACCATTGATTTCATTTTTTTATTAGCATTATTTTTATCTTTCCAATTTATATCCCCAGTATATAAAATATCTTTATCTGTTTCATTTCCCGTCCTTGTTTTATATTCCTGTATTCTTAACCCAGCATTATATTCAGCAACTGATTTTTTTGCAGTATATTTATCAGCTCCCTTTTCAACTAATTTATTAATCATGATTTTTGCTTCATCAGTAGATGCATATTCTTCTATTTGAGCTCCATCTAATTGAGGAGTTAAAGCTCTTGTTTTTTCGATACTTCCTATTGCTCCTAATTTAGCTTTTGCTATAACATCTCCTTTTTTAGCTTGTATACCTACATCAATACTCTTTGTATATCCTCCATCTTGTGTTAAAGAGTTTACAACTAATTGTGTCATCTCTGGATTATCTCCACTGTATGTACTTGCAACATCAATAATAGCTTGACTTTCTGATTTGCCATCTCTTATTGAATTTGCTACATCTACTCTCATATTATCTAAAACAGTTTCAGGAACATAACCTTTTATATATTCGTTATTAGCATTAATTTCTTTTACAGACTTTCCTGTTATATGATAAATTCTTGAATTGTTAATATTACCGCTTTCTAATGCGTTAATTTCACCCAGTACTCTATCATCATATCTTACACCTTTTGATGTTTTAGCAGTTATTGCATTTTCCATAGTAGTATAATTTCCACTATTATAAGCTATATTAAAATTTGCTTGTAACATTTGCATTCTCTCTTTTTCTGCTCTTTTTCTTGCTCTTGCTTCAGCAGCTGCAGCTCTTGCTCTTGCTCTTTCTACTTCTTGTCTTTCTTTTTTTACTCTCTTAAATTGATTAGACATTCTGTTTATTACTTTAGAACTTTCATCAGTTAATTTTGTGTATAAATATTCTTCTGCTTCTTCCTTATTATCTGTTGTAAATAAATCAGTCATTTCTTTTGCATAAGCTCTCATTAAATCTTTATTATCCATAACTTTTTTTAATTCATTTAGTTTAGCTTCTCTTTGTTCAAAAGTTAAATCTTCATTCATTACAACTTGTTCTAAATAATTTTCTTGTCTCCCCATTTCAGCTTTTGTCACATAATTGCCATACATAACAAGAGCTTGCTCATTAGAAAGACCTGCAAATTCTTTTAAAACATTTATTTGATTTACCATAGTTTTATAATTTTCTTGTGCTTTTTTATCATCATGAATACCTAAATTAGAAGTTATAGTAACTATCTGTTCTAAATTACCTCTTGCATTATCTGCTTCTCTTTTAGCGACTGCATCTGTTCTTATTCCTAAATTCTTAGCATAATCTTCTCTATAAGCTATATCATTTTTTTCTATTGCTAGTTTTTTTTCTTCCATTGACATATATTTCATTGATGAAATCATTTTTGATTGCTCTGATAATAATTTCTTTTTATCTTCTAAATAACTATTCCAAGTATCATCATTAGTATATTTATCATGAACACCAGCCCATTTTTCCTCTAAATCAATTCTTGCATTTTCTAAATCAAGTCCTAATTTTATTTTTGCATTTTCAGTTCTTGCTTTATCTACATCTTTAGCAAATTTCTCAATAGTATCTAATACCTCTAATTGATATGTACTCATAGTTCCTATTGCCTTTATAGGAGTTCCATCAAAATTTTTAGGACTTATCATATTGACTATTCCAGTATCTACATTAACTCCTGCTATACCTGCTCCTGTTCTTTCTTGCTTTGCTATTTTATCTAAAAATGCCATTGTTGCCTCCTAATAAGTTAAATTTTCTTTTATTTACATTTGATATATCAAAAGGATTAGAACTTTTAAAAGGATTATAAGTGCCAAATCCTCTTACATTTTTATCAGTATCTTTACCTGGTGTAAATGTTATATCCTTATCATAAATATCATCTACTTCCTTAGGTTTATAATAGTAATCATATAAATTTAACCCAGTTTCTAATAAAGAGTTATTAATCATATTCCAACCTTGTGTATATGCATTTCTTCCTTGATTTATTAATTGGTCTGCTGTTGCTTTTCCACTATCTATCCAGTTATCTAATCTATTAATATCTTCTGTATATTGATTTTCTGCATTAGCAATACTTGTTTCATAGTTTCTTCTTATTGCTCCCAAAGTATTATCATAATCAGTGTCAAGTCTGTATTTTTGTTCTAGATTCTCATCTGTTACTTGTCCTATTGCATTTACTTGATTTTCAAGAAAAGTCCTTTGATTTTCAGTAGCTTCCTTATTAAGAGCTGATAAGGTATCATATTGTAAAGATGAGCTTTCTATATTATGAGTTGGAGTAGACATTAAAATTTTATCTTTTGTGTCTAAAACACGCTCTTTTAAGTTTTCTCTTGCTGTTACATATTGATTTATTACATTTCTAATTCCACTTTCTAAACTATCTTTTAATTTTGAATTTTCTCTATCATATTGTAATTTAGCTGTATCTTCTTGATATTTTTTAATTTTGCCTACTGTTTCTTTATGTTCTTTAAGAGATTTTTTAAACACAGGTTTCAAATCAGACAGGCTATCATATCTTTTTTTAATGCCATCTGCTGTTCTTATTATGCTTTTACCTTGTCTTTTTATGTTATAACCTCTTATTAATCCTAAGGCTCCTCCTAATAAAATATTACCTATCATAAATTCCTCCTAATCTCCATTTACATCTATACTTGTATCTATCCCTAATATTTCAAATATTTTATCATTCTCTTTAGTGATAACCTCTATATCATATCCATTTAATATTGAAAAACTTTTATCCAATCTAAAAACCGAAAATAAATCATCTTCTCCTGGAAATTTTTCAATAGATGTTCCTGCAATTTTAATTGTTTTTATTGCTTCTTGGTCCTGGTTTAATACTTTTACAAAAACCCTTTGCACTTGTGAAGAATAGTCATTTCCATATCTTCCAGCTATTTTTGTAGTTATAGCTGGTGTATTCATTCTTAAAAGTGCTCTATCAACATTATTATTACTTTCTCTATAAAGTGCTTTATCTTTTACCAGGTATTTATCTAATGATAAAAGTTTCCCTTTTTCAATATTAAAATCTATATTAATGGTAAATCTTCTAAATAAATTAAATTCTAATGCCTGATATAAACATAGTTTATTAAATTCAGTTTCATTACTCCCTTTTTTCTTTTTTGTTGCTACAAGCATAAGCCTATCATCATACTTCCATTTTTCTATTTTTTCACATTCAGTATATATATCATATTTTTCAACATCTACAACTGAATAACTTTCATACCCTTGAGCATTAGGTATCATCTGAACACATTTCAATGAGTTTTCAGTGGAGATATAATAAAAATCATCTTTAATTAATACTCCTGCCTCTCTACAAGGTATTTCACTAGCAACAAATACACTATAACTTGTAGAAGAAAAAGTTTGATAAGCAGATATAACATAGACACCTTTATTAGTTGCTACATATATTTTGTTTCCTGTTTCAGCTTTTATAACTTTTGGAAACACATTATTTATAGGAGTTGGTTTAAAGAAAAACGGATCCGATTGTCTTATTCCATTTCTAAAATTAAAATAATTTGATATTTCACTAAAATAAAATGTATTTTCTTTTATAAAATATAATCTATCTCTATATATACCAACATCAACTATACCACTATTAAAATTAATTATTTTACCATAAGAAAATTCTCCACCTTGTACATCTCCACTACCAGATAAACTTTGTATACTTGTTATACTATCAGAACTTCCTAATTTTACTGGTGTGTTTCCTATAATATAATTTCCGTTTGTTTCTGGGAAATACCTATGCAACACACCTATAACCATATTAACATGTGCTCCTGCTATATCATTAACATTAGAAAATGTTCTATATTGTAAATATAATCTTTCAATTTGCAATGTAGATGAAGATAAAAATATCCTGCCATTCCTAACAGACAAAGACGGTGAATTATATGTGCCTATTAATGTTACTCTTAAATCATTTCCTATTTGATATATTTTATATAAATCAATAGTCAGTTCCTGTTTCTCTTGAACAGGAAATTTAAGCAAGTTTATAAAATTACTTGCTCCAATATTTCCATCTTGATTAAATTCTAAAACTTTTACATTTCCTGTATCATCAATAACAAACAACTTTTCATCAGCATAACTAATATTTGAAAAATTTCCTATATTATGTTGATATAACAAAGGGGAATTATTATTTTCAAAATCTTTTTTTATTGTAACAACTGTTTCATTACCAACAGCAATATAAAAATTATGCTTGGTATCAAACATGTGTTCAATATTTATAGGTAACCCATTTACTATATACTCTTTTAATTTCTTTGCAATTTTTAAATTACCCATTTCATTTATAACAAAATTTTCTATTTTTTGAGCTGATTGTTGATATATTTCTGTATCTCTTATACCTCCCAATCTTTCTCCTGTTTCTCCATAATTAAATATATTGTTTGTTGTAAACATTATTCAACCTCCCAAGGTTTATATAAAAATCCTTGTTGATACACTATTTTTCTTTTCTCTTCATTAAACTGTTGTTGTAAAAATGGATAGCGACTATTATAAGCATTAAATGCGAGACTAATTTCCTTAGCTAAATATATAACAATAATATTAAACATATTATTAGGAATTTCAGTTAAGCTAATTTCTCTACAATATTGGATATATAATTCACTAGCTTTAGAATAAATAAATTCTCCCTCTATTCTAAAATAGTTGTTTCCTTGTATTATGTTTAAAAAATCAATAGGAATATTAAATTTATTTTCGCCTAATTCATTTTGACCTACTGTTGTTAATTTAACTGTAATTGCATTAAATAAGAAATCTGTCTCAATGGCTATATTTTTTATGATCATATCAAGTAGACCATCAGCTACCTGATATTTATCCCCTTTGTTATCATTGAAAGCATTATTATCTCCAACTTTTAAAAAAGCTTGTTTTATTATTTCACCTCTATCCATTGCTACACTCCTTT